CAGCGATACGTGGCTACGTCGAGTGTGAGAAGGATGTCCGCCAGACGGACCAGGAGCTCACTAAGGAAGATTACAGTGAGTTCCAAAGTATGGCCCGTCTACTATTTCGAGATGTGTTTACCAATGTAGATAAGGATATCTACTATGGTCAAATACTCCCGAAACATGGCCCAGGTTCTGTAGCTGATGGTCTTACCAGCAATGGTAAGTATCGGCTTAGAACTTGGACCCGGCGACTCGAAGGGGTCTTTCCCTCTTTCGAGTTCCTTGTCCCAAATCTTCATTTTTGTGAGATTTTGGACGAGGTGGACATCCTCGAACCTGACACCGAAATGCCTGTTAAAGTCATATCGGTGCCTAAGACGTTGAAAACGCCCCGAATCATTGCAGTAGAGCCTGCGTGTATGCAATACACGCAGCAATCTCTTCTGCGATGTTTTCTTGATGCTCATGAGAGAGACGAACTCCTCTCTGAGATGATCGGTTTTGACGATCAAGGCCCTAATCAGGCTCTTGCCCGTCAAGGTTCCCTTACTAGGGATACCGCAACACTCGATTTGAGTGATGCAAGCGACCGCGTTTCCAATCAGCTCGTCAGGACGATGGTTGCCGATTGGCCTCATTTGGATAAGGCCATCGACGCCACACGTTCTAGGCGGGCCGAAGTACCTGGCCACGGAGTAATCCGTTTGGCCAAGTACGCGTCAATGGGTTCAGCCCTGTGTTTCCCTGTTGAAGCCATGGTCTTTTTGACCTTGATCTTCATAGGGATACAGCGAGGGCTCAACGCAACACTGACCAAGAAGGACTTGAAGTCCTTTTTGGGCTCGGTGCGCGTCTACGGGGATGATTTAATTGTCCCCGTAGATCATGTGCTGTCAATCGTGCAGACACTCGAACTTTTTGGAGCTCGAGTAGGTCTGGACAAGTCTTTCTGGACCGGAAGGTTCAGAGAGTCCTGTGGGAAGGAATACTTTAATGGACACGACGTTTCACTTGTTCGTGTCCGGCAAGCGTTTCCTTCCACGATTGCAGATGCTGCTGAGGTCATCTCAACCGTCAGTCTTCGTAATCAGCTTTTCGAAGCTGGTTACTTAGATACTGTCGGCTGGTTGGATCGCAGATTGGAGAAGATTTTGAAGTTCTTCCCAATTGTGCGTCCAACATCCTCGGTGCTAGGCCGGGTTTCACACGATGTCGATTATCAAGTCGACCGTGTGCACCCAGACCTCCAAATCCCGTTAGTTCGGGGA